TCAACTTTTGGCGAAAGTCAAAGACACGTAATCCTCGCCTAAAAGGCTATCCTTATCAGGTAATTTATTTACTGCTGCTACTAATTCAGATACGTCTTTATGGATATATACTTGATTTGTTACATCCGAATGTCGATGACCTAATATGGTTTTTGTTGTAGCTTCCGATATACCGATATGAATCAACAAGGTGGCGCATGTATGCCTTCCATCGTGCGGAAGGTGCCCAGGGAAATGTTTGTTTAAGTAGTTGCGAATAGCTACTAATAAATGCTTAGGAGTATCTTTTGGAAGTAAATATTCGTGTCGTTGGAAGCTACTTAACTTATACCACTCCTTAATGAATGGTAGGATAGATTCTGCAATCGGTATGATGCGGTTTTTACCCGCCGCGGTTTTACTACCACCGATCATGTATCTATCTTTAATGTGGACATCTTTTAGTTTAATGCTTTGGATTTCACCAGGTCGCATTCCTGAATATATGTAAACTAATAATATGCGAGCATCCCGGTCTGTATTTGCTAGTTCCCATAAACGAGATATTTCAACAGGTGTAAAAGGTTTATGGATTTCAGACTTTACCTTTTGAGGAAGCGTTACAAGCGCAGCATAGTTCTTATCAACGATATCATTTTTTATGGCAGCGTCAAAAGTTGCTTTCAGAGCAGTTTTAATTTGTACAAGGGTTGTGTGGCTTTTATCCGCATATCTATCAATGACGTCTTGCATATGTGCGAGTCTTATGTCCTTGATAGGTATTTTTAGTAGATGCTCAACCTTCTTTTTATTGTAAAGATAGCCGCCTTTTTCTAAAATAACCCCTTTACGTATCTTATCTTCAATCATCCATTCCCAACATTGGCCAAAGGTCGTATCTTTGGTCTCGTATTGTGGTGCGTTAGCATCATAAGCGGATAGTGCATTATATGCTTCCTTTTGCGTGGCAAAGGTGCCTATGGATTTACGTAAGGGTTTACCCTCAGAATTGTACCCAAGAGTCACCACGGCTCGGTATGGCTTACGTAAGGGCTTATGTTTCATTTTATAAACGGAACCTGTTCCGTTGGCTCGTTTCATGGCCATAATATGTCCTCCTTGTCAGGTAATGCGCAGAGGATGTATAATAGTGGCATCGGAAAAACTGAATACACCTCTGTGCTATTTGGTTTTAAGCGGCAGCATCGTTTACTCGGTGCTGCTTTATTTTTTTTACGATTAGGGGGTTACTGGGATATCTATTGTACGTGTATCCATATTCTCTCCTTTATCACAAAGCCAGTCATTATGCGCTTTCTTCCGATTTTGTTGACGTCAACAAATTCGAAGCAACCCGCGTGATGACTGGCTTTTTCAACAAAATGACCCATCCTGGTGCGCTGTAGTTGTTAAACCCTGAAGCGTGGATGGGTACTGGTATCTATAGTATATCACGCTGTGCAAGGATTGTTATAAATTATTAATGCTGACAGAGTCTACTTCTCCCGTATCGGCTTTGATTTTTACAAAGAACATGCCGCGAACCATTGCGCCAAATCCATTCTGTGCGTCAACCGTACCACGAACGGTAACGCTATTATCATAACGAATGACTTGCTTTATATCGAATTTAGCCGTGGACGGTGATTTTAGTCGAGCGGATACGGCATCTTTAGCGGCTACTTGATAGGCTGCTTTTTGTTGATCACTAATATAGACCTTGCTAATATCGTCTGTCTTTTGTCCATTTTTGTAAACGGTAGAGAAGCTATTTTCGATTTCACTAACTTTATCATTTTTGATGCGGAAGAAGGTTTGTCCATATTTTTCATCAACAATGTAATACACGCCCTGTTGGTCGGCTACTTTATTTACATTACCAAATTCAGTGACCCCGACACTTTGTAATTCAGTAAGTACCTGCTGGGACTGCTCTTTTGATAAACCTGTTGCATCTTTTATGTTATCAACTGGCCCTCCACAGCCGGCAATAGATAAAGCAGTAAGTAAAATCCCTGTTACTAACACTTTTTTCATTTTTTATCTCCCTTTTATATAATCACTTATAATACTGATACATAATGATGGTAGAAATCTATATTTTCTAATTCGGAATCATCGATACTCGTTCGACGGACCATTTGTTCTACTAGATTAACGTGTTGCTCTAAATAGAAGTCATCGTTAATAATGTGCATCAATTCATGCTTTATTTCCTCTCGCATACGATCGTGCGGGAGGTTTTTATTTATGTAAATATTATGAGTATCTACATCTTCACATTCCTCTGACACAGCATTGGCATGTGGCAAGTCGCAGTATATTAAATTAACAACCAATATAACACTCTCCCTTGTGTATTATTTATTATTTTTTAGTTTCAAAAGCTCAATATATTCAACAGCTTTTTCCAAATCCTCCTTACTGATATCTTTAGCGGCAGAGAATAACATCCGTGCCCCTGGGCGTTTGCGTAGGTACTCGGCGAATTCGGCTGCTTCAGGGTCGTCGTAGTAGCCTTCAACATCATCTACTGGGGAAGATGTGAACATGGATTGCACAGGAGGTGTATTAGGCTCATCATACCCCAGTAGCCACGCAGGGCTTACATTTAAAGCTTTTGCTAAGAGGTACACCTTGTCTTGTTTAGGCTCGTATTTATCATTTAGCCAGTCTGATATAGAAGATTGGCGAATACCTGTTCGCTTAGCTAATTCGTTTTGGGATATTTTATGATCTGCCATAACACTTTTTAAACGATTTATAAATTGGGTGCTCATAATTCATTCTCCTCTAGGACTAACTATACAGTTATTATAAACGGAAATCCGTCAAATGTAAATATTAAACCAAACTTAAACGGAAAACCGATAGACAAAGAGGGAGAAACGATGTATCATTTAGTTACGGAAAGCCGATAACGGAAGGAGGTGGAAATATGGAATTTGATTATACTAATCTACGAGAGTTTATTAAAATTAACTTCCGTACACTTAAAGGGTTTGCTGTATTTCTTGGCATAGGAACGACACAACTCGGACAGCGCTTATCAAATAAGGTTCCGTTTACGCAAAAAGAAATTGATAAGGTAGCTAACGGCATGCCTGCCGGTAAGCTAGATATGGAAACTATTGACTCTCTTTTTTTTAGGAAGAAATAACGGAAAACCGATAACTAAAGTATAAGAATTAGGAGGTTCTAGTAATGAAACAAAAAGAATTCACAACAAGAATGTACGGCGAAGCGATTCGCGAACGTATGCAAGAACTCAACATGTCAAAAGCTGACCTAATTCGGACAGCGGAGATTTCAAGAGATACGTTAAATCGTGCTCTTGCAGGCAAATCAGTACGATTATCAACTATTGGTGATATTTGTGATGCACTAGGAGTTAGTCGAGACGAGTCCAACGATTTCTGGGAAACCGACTACTACAACCCGAAATTCGATAGACCGTGAATGGAGGTAAGTACAATGCAAAAGCGTGACATACAAGCCGTTATAAGCATCTGTCTTTGGATGCTAACGCTTAGCTTAGCTGCGGCTGTTAGTATTTTTATCATCATAGTGGCAGCAATCACTGCTTATCACTGGTAGGAAGGAGTTACTTATGATAACTAAAACAATTGCCGTGTGCCAGATGGCCACGGTATTGGGAAGAACCATGACCGCGATACGCGAATGTATCGCAAGAGATAAGTTCCCCTTTGCACAGTGCTGGCAAACGGAAGGCAAAAAGGGCCGCACCTTTTCAATTGATAGAGAAGGGTTCCGGTTCTACTTGGCCAACACGCTAGGCTGGCCGGAAGAGAAGATTAATGAAGCATTTAAGGAGGCGCACATCGTATGAACGGGCTGCTTAAAGGAATCGGCCTACTGATGATAATTGGTACGGTAGGCAGTTTAGAACTCGACCGCATTAGCTTTACACAAGCACTGTTTCAAGTATTAAGCGGGGTCATGGCTTGGATGGTATCTGAGTACAGAATTGAGGTCAGACGATTGCGCCGTAAATTAATGCGTAGCCGTCGGCTACAAAGCTCTACCTATTATAGATTTTAAGGGTAGTACGTATGAGAACTCAACGCTGTGCGAGATGCAATAAGAGGCTAAAAGGCCCCTACCAGTATTGGAGTTTTACAACCGGCGCGCCCCGTGCCATATGTAAAAAATGTAAAGAAATACATCAACCCGTAAAACAGAGGAGGCAGACATGACAAATCAAGAAATTCGCATGATTCTTAAATGCGTATAAGGAGGTGGTTAAATTGCAAGATTGTACAACGTGCCCAAATAAAGAGTACTGCATCCCAGATGAATGCTTAGGCACAAAAAAAATGCCCTCACGCACGGCAATGCGTAAAGGGCACATAGAAAAACATCCATTTAGAGTATATCACATCGTTAAACCGAAAGGAAATAAAACAATGATCGAGTTAAAAATTACCGTAGATAAAGCCGTTGAATTAGAACAAGAAGTGAAAGACCTTTACCAATCCATCGTAGGCGCTCCTGTTAAAGACGTAGAACCAGCGAACTGGACAACTAATGATGTTAAACCAGCTAAGAAGGAAGCCCCTAAAGCTGAGCCTGTTAAAGAAGAAGCACCTGTTCCTAAAGTTGAACCGGTTAAAGAAGAGTCTGCGAAAGAGGAACCAGCAAAAGCTGAAGAACCTAAAGTGGAAGTTCCTAGCCTTGAAGCAACTCGTGAAGCAGTGAAAGACGTAATGGCAAAAGCCGCTGATAAAACGAAAGCAAAAGGCGAATTCAAAGCCTTCTTAGATAGCATCGGTGCTGAAAAGGTAACATCCGCTACGGATGCGCAACGCATCCAAATCATGGAATGGGTGGCTAGTCGTGGCTAAGAAACACGCCCTACTAGGTGCATCAAGTAGCGCTAGGTGGCTCGTATGTACGCCATCGGCAAGATTAGAAGCGATGTTCCCTGATGAACAATCGCCCTATGCTGCAGAAGGTACTATAGCGCATGACCTGGCAGAATCCATCCTGCGCCATAAGCTGGAGGGCAAAAAAGCGCCTAAGCTAGATGACTACTCTACTGAAATGATAGAAGCCGTTAACCGATATGTTGACATCTGCGAAGAAAAGGTGAACGAGTCTCGCGCCCGTTCATCTGATGCGGAAGCCATGATTGAAGCACGGCTCGACTTCTCTAGGTGGGTACCTGATGGCTTTGGCACTGGAGACATGGTAATCGTAGCTGACGGCATCCTGGAAGTGATTGACCTGAAGTATGGTAAGGGCGTTCCAGTGAGTGCCATTGAAAATACACAAATGCGACTCTACGCATTAGGTGCTTACGACGTTAACGAGTTCCTGTATGACGTTAAATCGGTCCGTATGACCATCGTTCAGCCAAGACTTGATAGTGTATCTACCGATGAAATGGCGCTTGAAGAACTGCTTGATTGGGGCGAAGAAATAAAACCAATCGCGCAACGTGCCTGGGAAGGTATCGGCGATTGTACGCCTTGCGATTACTGTAACTTCTGTAAAGCACGGCACACCTGCCGGGCATTAGCTGATACTTGCCTTACTGCTTTTTATAAGGATGGGGGTAAGCTCAATCAATTGCTAACTGACCAGGAAGTATCTGACATCCTAGCGATGAAAGATTTAATCACGAAATGGGTTAAAGGTGTTTACGACTTTGCGTATGAAAAGGCCTTATCAGGCGAGAAACAATGGCCGGGCTTCAAATTAGTAGAAGGTACATCAAGACGTACAATTACGGATCCGGACGCTGCAGCTCAAACATTACTTGATAATGGCTACAAGGAAGAAGACATTTTTAAACCGCGTGAACTCGAAGGTATCACGAATCTGCAAAAGGTACTCGGTAAAAAGGGCGTTGCCGAATACTTAGAAGCCTATATCGAAAAACCGGAAGGCAAGCCTACACTTGTACCGGACAGCGATAAACGCCCAGCAATTAACACAGTTGAAACAATGATGAACGAATTTGATGATGAGGTATAAACAATGAATAAAACAGTAACAGCGGTACTCGCGATTTCCGCGCTGGCTGTCAATGTAGCCGGCGCAACTAGCAACAATACGGTAGGTGGTACAGACAATACCATATCTACGAATTCTACTAGCTCCGCAGTATGGGGATTCCAAAACAACATCGACGCAAATAATGCGCTAGCCTTTGGTACTAACAATTCTGTAACTGGCGAAAATGGTTTCGCCGGTGGTAACGATGCCAAAGCATCCGGCCGTAACTCCTTCGCATTCGGCAGTCACGCCGAAAGCTTGGTGGAATACACCATAGCGATTGGTAACCAAGCAAGAACGGCGTCCTATGATAGTGTAGCCATCGGCAATGGCGCGTTCGTATCTGGTGAATCTAGTGTGGCCTTTGGCCGTTCCAATAATGTGACTGGTGAAAACTCCGTGGCAATCGGTGCTAACAATGGCACCGTAGCAGGTGGCCAGTCCGCCGTAGTAGGTTACAACAATAAAATCGGGACGCAAAAAGAACAGCTTGTATTCGGATCTAACTCCGAAACAACTGGCCAAGGTGCTCTCGTCTTTGGCACACACGCCAAAGCATTAGCTACTGATGCACTCGCATTCGGAAACAATACAATCGCGGATAAGGCAAATAGTGTTGCACTAGGAACGAATAGTGTAACAGATGATGCAGTTAATCAACTACAAGCGAAGGTAAATAATACAACATATGTATTTGCTGGTACAGATGCAACATCAGTAGTAAGCGTTGGTAGTAAAGACCGTGCAGGATATGGTGGTGTAAAACATTATGTTCGACAAATTCAGAACGTTGCTGCAGGCCGTATAGATGCATCTTCAACTGATGCGGTAAATGGATCACAGCTACATGCTGCATATGATGCCATTAATACAATGAGTGAAGATATGGATGCACACAATCGTATCTTAGCAAATCATGAGCAACGAATTGATGTACTAGAACATCAAACACATAACGCTTTAACGAATTTAAAATCAGATATTAGCCGATTAGATGGCCGTGTAAATAAAGTAGGTGCAGGTGCAGCTGCATTAGCTGGACTACATCCTATGGAGTTTAACAAAGAAGATAAGTTCAGCGCATCTATTGCATATGGCCATTACCACAATGCCAATGCAGTGGCATTAGGCTTGTACTACAGACCTAATGAAAAAACTTTGCTAGGCATTGCAGGAACTTTCGGAAGTGAAAATATGTACAACGTGAGCGCATCTTTCAAATTTGGTAAAGGTAGCGATTACGTAGCTGAAGCGAAGGATGCGCAAAGCCGTATCTCTAAACTAGAAGCATTAGTAGCGAAGCTAATGGCAGAGATTGAAAAATGACATCTGTACGGGCTATCGCAAAAGAGCTCCATGAACGGGGGCATTATCTCGACGAGCTTTACCAAATTACTATTGCCTATGCCACTAGCTTACACGTTCGCTATTGCGCAGTAGATGCTAAGTGTGAGGCGATAGAGGACTATTATAAAACTGAATTAGACCTTTCGAAATATTCTTGGGAAGAAGACGATGAATGGATTCGACTAGACGACGAAAGGTCAGATATCGAAGACGAATTAGATATTTTATTTAACACAGTAATAGGGTTCGAACATAATTGTAACCCATTTAAGAAATAAGGAGACAGTAACATGGCTAAATTAACAACTGGTGTAGTAAGACTTTCTTATGCAAACATTGCTCAACCTCGTAAAAACGATGACGGTAAAGCAAAATACAGCTCTCAAATTATTATCGATAAAACAGATAAGAAGACTATCAAAGCCTTTGAACGTGCGATTGAAGAACTCAAAGCGGATCCAAAAGCAGTTGCTAAGGTAGAAGGCAAAGCAGCATACCTAAAATTGAACTTACGCGACGGCGATACTGACGAAGCAGTAGTTGACCAACCTGAAACATATGCTGGTAAATACTTCATTAACGCGAACAGCGATAAGCAACCTATCGTATTTAATCGTGAAAAAATCAAGATGGACGATTTTGATATCGAAGAAGAAATCTACTCTGGTGTATATGCACAAGTTGCACTTTCCGTTTTTGCCTACAACTTCAACGGTAAGAAAGGTGTAGGCTTTGGTCTAAATGGTATCCGTAAAGTTAAAGATGGCGAACGCCTTGGCGGTGTACATGTATCTGCTAATGACTTTGGCGATGATGATTTAGGCGACCTAGACGATGACGACGATTTAATCTAAGGAGGCACATATGGAGCTCAGCATTGATGTGGAAACCTATTGCGCCTGCCCTATTAAATATGGGGCGCAGCGATATGTTGACGATACAACATTTGAAATACTGCTCTTTGCCTATAGCTTTGATAACGAACCCGTCGAAGTAATTGATATGACAAAGAATCCACTGCCCGAAAGGGTGGTGGACGCTTTGTATAATAAGGAAATTACAAAGACCGCGTTCAATGCAGCGTTTGAAATGCTGTGCCTAAAAAAGTACTTCCCTGATGCGGACTACACGAATTGGGAATGTACCTCTGTGCTAGCGTTATACTGCAGTTTACCGGCAAGCCTTGATAATGTGTCTAAGGCTTTACGATTAGGAGAAGCTAAGGATTCACGGGGTAAACGCCTAATTCAATTCTTCTCTGTTCCGCGTAAGCCTACTAAGACAAATCCTAAGACACGTAATATGCCTGAGGATGCGCCTGAGAAATGGGCGGAATTTATTGAGTATAACCGTCAAGATGTAGTGGTTGAAAAGGCAATTCGTAAACGCCTGCTTTCATTGAAACCACCTGCTATTGAACACGAGTATTGGCTACTTGATCAAGACATCAACTGGAGAGGTGTAAAGGTAGATATGGAACTTGTCGATGCTGCACTTGCATGCAATGACGAAATCGTAGAAAAGGCCACCGTATCATCGGAGCGGCTAACAGGGCTAAATAACCCCAATAGTACATTGCAGCTAAAGGATTGGATATCTGGACGGCTGGGCTATGAAGTCGAGACCATGCGAAAAGAGGATGTATCAAATCTACTGTCACAGGATATTCCTTCCGATGTGCGTACTGTGCTGAAGAACCGGCAAGTCCTGGGCAACTCTTCAATTAAAAAATATTTGGCCATGAAAAACGCAGTATGTTCCGATGGTCGTATTCACGGCATGCTTCAGTTTTACGGAGCCATGAGAAGCGGACGATGGGCAGGTCGTGTAGTACAACTGCAAAACCTCCCGCGTAATTACCTAGAAGATTTGGACACAGCCAGGGAATGCCTTAAGAGTAGAGACGTAGAAATATTAGACCTACTCTACGGAAACCCTGGCGATGTGATTAAGCAACTTATCCGTACTGCTCTTGTAGCAGAGGATGGGCACCGCTTTATAGTAGCTGATTTCAGTGCTATTGAAGCCCGCGTTATTGCCTGGCTCGCTCACGAGCAGTGGCGACAGGATGTATTTGCACAAGGTGGCGACATCTACTGTGCCTCCGCATCTAGCATGTTCCACGTACCAGTCGAGAAGCACGGCGTAAATGGGCACCTTCGCCAAAAGGGTAAGGTTGCAGAATTGGCACTGGGCTATGGTGGTGGCGTAGGGGCCATGAAATCGATGGACTCAAAAGGGGAAATTCCAGAATCCGAACTTCCCGGTATCATCGAAGCTTGGCGACAAGCAAGTCCACGAATTACGAGATTTTGGAAGGATGCAGATACTGCAGCTAAGAAAGTTGTAAAGACGGGCGAACCTGTACGAATTAGACAAGGCAACATTAAATTCTTTAAATCGAAAGGGTTTATGTTTATCGAATTACCGTCTGGACGTAGACTTGCTTACGCGAGACCTAGAATAGGCCTTAACCGGTTCGGCAGTGAATCGATTGAGTACGACGGCATGGATCAGGTTAAGAATACATGGGGCAGAGTTGAAACCTACGGCGGAAAGCTCGTCGAAAACATTGTGCAAGCTGTCGCAAGGGATTGCTTAGCAGCCGCAATGCTAAGACTGGCAAATGCTGGTTATAAAATTGTAGCCCATATCCATGACGAGGTGGTTATTGAAGCACCTATAGGTGAAGGTAGTTTAGATGAAGTCATAGACATTATGTGTAAACCTGAGCCCTGGAATGAGGGCCTTATATTAAATGCAGCGGGGTTTGAAAACCCGTATTATATGAAAGACTAGGAGGAAGTCATTATGATTAATAAAGAACAAATTAAACAACAACGCGAAGCCATTGATAGCTTATATGAATTAGTAAAAAACGCACCTGCTAGCGAACGTAAAGACGCAGCTATGGCGTACTGCGAAGGTTGTATCGCTGCTTGTGATTTAGGGCTTAAAGTACTTAATGGTAAAAAAGCAGAGCCCGCAAAGACTGAAGAAACGCCAACCGTAGATGACGCTCCTAAAGTAGAAGAGCAACCCGCTGAAAAACCAAAACGCAAACGTACTTCTAAGAAGAAAGCTCCAGTAGAGGAAGTCCTTCCTGTTGAAGATGCTCCTGTAGTTGATGAAGAAGACGATTTAGACGATTTGTTATAAGAAAGAGGTTAGCGCCTTATGAAGGTATTATTTAGTTTGTCAGTCAAAAAGCTGTATGACCTAGTACGGCGCAAGCAAGTGAACTCTTGGTCACCTGCTGTACATTACCACGTAGATTGCGGGCAATCCTTTGCCTGCTTGTGGTCTTCCGTGTCATCCGGTATGGGCAAAATCGTAGACCCCTATATGTCAAATGAGTTTTATTGCCCGCAATGTGGTGAACTCATTCACACAAATGATGATTGTGTTGCTGAGGTTTCGAGTAATGATAATATTCCGCTTGATATTGAACTTTCAATCATCGATAGGGGATCAATATTAGACGTTAAATTCGACTACCACACAGTGTATGTCGATAATGATATGCAGTCGATTTACCCCGGATACAAACCGCATCTTATCGACATATTGCGTTTTGATTTTAAACAAGGAAAAGTATTCCTGGTTCAAAAGAAACGCACTCGTGCCGATATAGTATCTGAAATCGAGCCTAATATATCGTGCTTTTATTCAAAGTCATTACCCTTACGATGGCTTGTAACAACTCCAAATTGTCGATTAGCGGGGCATAAAAACGAGCTAAAGACTTTTGCCAAAGTGCTAAAGGAAGCCTATTTTACTAAGTTATCTAAAAAAGTAGGCTACAGAGTTAAGGCTATTAGGCAGGGTGTTTTATTATCAGCCAAATATGGGGCCCTTGATAATTTGCTCCATAACCTAATTTGGAAAATGCACGCACCGGATGCGCCCGCTCTTAATGATACATTAGTTAAAGACTATGACACCTATTTTAGGCCTTTCGGTTCTGACAAGGTGTGTACTTCAAGTATTACTGAGTTAACAAGCACCGGTACACCATTTATTAAAGCTCTAATACAGCTTTATGAATTACCAGATAAGCGCTGGGTTCGAAGATTACTGTCAATACGTCCTTTCTTTTATGTGAAAGTAATTAAGACGGCCAGCAAGATATTCAAAAGCATGGATTATCAAAAGGCCTTTACAGACCTCGTAGCAGAGGAAGGTGGGGGGACAGGATATATTCAATCGTGGCCAATATGGAATAGCGAACAGACCTTGCTTATGTTTACAAAGTTCCTATCTATCATGATGCACCAATACGGTGAGCGGCGTACTCTATTGTTCATTAAAAACGCCGATTCTTATTCCGAAATTAAAGATACATCTGATATGTATCTTAGATTATCAAGAAGCAAAAAGAAAGAAGTTTGGGCTAGACGAATTCAAATTAAAGACCTGCATGACGAGATTGTGTGCTTATCTAAATTTGAAGAAGCCGAAAACTTACCAGTGCAACAGAGCTTACGCCATAAAAAGTTAGCAGATTCAGTTGAAGGGCTAACTTTCAATGTGATCAAGTCAACGCACGGCATCATCCGATTAGGTGTGCAATTGAATAATTGCGTTGGTACTTATGTCGATAAAGTAAAAGCCGGAACGTGCGCCATCGTAGGCGTCTATAAAAGCGACAAGCCTGTGGCATGTATTGAAGTTAATCCTAGCAAGGATACAGATAACTTCATTGAAATACATCAGGCCAAGTTAAAAAATAACAGATGTGTTAGTGATAACCACGACGTTAATTATGCTGTATGCCAATGGGTTAAAAAGCATAAATTACAAGTACCCCAATTTATAAGAGACATCCAATTTGCGAAGGGAGGAGCGATGTAATATGGATACAAATATCATCATAGCTACGGGCAGAAATCGCTCCGCCCGTAGCTGGAAGTCTCAAAAAATGACTTGGAGTGCGTTGGCCAACAAATTATCCACGCCAACAGTAACCAATGAAACGGCAGCTGAATACGTTAAAATGCCTAAGGACGAAAAGGGCCGAAGGAAAGATGTGGGCGGTTTCGTAGGTGGCTATATTCCCAATAATGGTAGACGAGTTAGAGGGGAAGTCAAAGAAAGATATTTGATTACTCTTGATGCGGATTCACCTAGCGAGGATTTCATTTCAAATCTTGATTTGGAACTAGGTGATATGGAATACGTGCTGTATAGTACGCACAGCCATACCCCTGACAATCCGCGATACCGCGTCATCATTCCTACTGATAGAGTGATGGCACCTGATGAATACCAGGCGGTATCAAGACGCATTGCCGATGATATTGGTATTGAATCCTTCGATTCCTCAACGCATCAAGCGGAGCGCCTTATGTATTGGCCAAGTTGCCCTAAAGATGTTGCGTATGTATACCAACATAATGAAGGTAAGCTTATTTCAGTCGATACGTATTTGAGTACCTACAGAGACTGGCGTGATACGAGCCTTTGGCCAACATCAAGTAAAGAATCTCAAATCAGGCTTGATGCGGCTAAAAAGCAAGGTAACCCATTAGAGAAAAAAGGATTACTTGGCGCCTTTTGTAGATGCTATAGTATCACAGAAGCGATACATAAGTTTTTGCCCAATGTCTATGCACCAACGCAGCACGAGGACCGTTACACATATACAGAAGGCAGCTCAGTAGCGGGTCTTGTCATTTACGATAATGATACGTTTGCTTACTCGAACCATGCAACAGACCCTATCAGTGGTAAGCTCGTCAATGCGTTTGACTTAGTACGCATTCACTTATTTGGTGCCGAAGATGCTGACGTGGATCCACGCACCAAAGTAACAGACCTTCCGAGCTATAAGGCAATGCTTGATTTTGTTAATGAAGACGGCGCTGCGCCTGTACTGCTCGATAAGGAACGCATGGCGGATATGGAGTTTGAGGATATCACGGACGAGGAGGAAGACTTCCTTGAAAAGCTCAAACGTGACCGCCGTGGTACACCTGAATCAGATGTATTCAACTGCTTAATTGTTCTAAAATACGACCCGGCGTTAAAAGGTAAAATCCGTCTTGACGAATTTGCGCACCGCTTAGTGGTGATTGACGATTTGCCGTGGCGTGGTAAGGACGAGACACCGTACTGGACTGATACAGATGATGCGTGTTTACGCAATTACTTCGCTACGAAATACCTAATAAAGGGTAAAGGCATTATCGATGATGCCTTACAGGAAGTCACGCAAACCAACAAATTCCACCCTGTGCGAGAGTACCTAACGGGTCTAACCTGGGACGGTGAATGTAGAGTCGATACTCTCTTCATCGATTATATCGGCGCAGAGGATACCGAATACATCAGGGCCGTTACACGTAAATGGATGTGTGGCGCTGTAGCACGTGTTATGGTGCCTGGTATCAAGTTCGATACGGCTATCGTATTATACGGAGCGCAAGGCTTAGGGAAATCCCTTATCTTGGAGCGTTTGGGGCGTAAATGGTTCAACAACTCATTAGTTGACATCAAGACCAAAGATGCCCTTGAACAAATCCAGGGTTCTTGGATTAATGAACTCGCGGAACTTGCACCTACCTACAAGAATGATAATGAAATTGTAAAGGCCTTTATCAGCCGTACCTCAGACCGGTTCAGGTCACCCTATGGCAGGCGCACCGAAGAGTAA